AGCACCATTTCCTCCATTCCCCCCTGCTCCTCCGCTATTATCTATCACACTATTATTTGTCAAAGTGCCTAAAACATGGATTCTATAACCTGCTGCATCAAGAGCAGCATTCACAGTCAAGCTATTATAGTACATATCCCTGGTCAGAGTAGTAGGACCAGCAATAGTCACGTCCCCGTCAGACCCTTCCCCATAAACCGATGCTCCCAAACTAAGTGCATCTGCTGCTAATGCCTGATTACCAGCTACTATCGCCATAATTAAACTCCTTCTATCCGATGGTCAGTACGTAATCAAAGGTCAGGTCGTATACTCCGCCGCTATTATCGAAGCTCACCAGCCAATGGCTGAATAGCACTCCGCTATCCGCTCCAGCCCCGGCGGTGCTGTGGCCGAATACCCCGGCTTCCTCGATGGCAGCCGTACACTCAGCCGCCGTAAAGAATGTGCTCAGGGTAATCACGTTCACAAGTCGGGACTTAGCCGTGATAGCCTTCCGGGACGACTCGGTACCAAGGGTTGTATCTCCAACCACCGGGGCCGTGCTGTCGGTGCCGATAGCCTGATATGTGAGCCCGGTGTCGTAGCCAGCCACATCTATGAGCATATCTCCGACGAGGTTCTTGCCAACGGTCACGATGAGGTTCTCGCCCTCCATGACCTTAGCTATCTTATCCGTCCCTGCATACCGAGCGGTGAGCCTCCACTGGCCATGTAGCTTGAGCCCTTCGGTTATCTCTTTTCGTTTCATAATTACCCCCAGGTAAAGAAATTCCACCGCGTATCTCCTGTATCAGGTTCCCACGTATAATCCTCTGTAGCATGGCTGTCAATAGCCGGGGCCTCCGCTAATGCCATTACCTCGTGCTCAACATTCGTGCCCTCAGATGTCGTGGGTGGCTCCTGTATCCATCTATTGACAATACCCCCGGAGAAGTCGTCGCTATTGATATCGGTAGCCTCAGACAAGTCCAGCTCTTCTTCCTGTACGAATAGCACCAATAGCAAGGCGTCTCCGAGCTTAATGGTGTTGTCCATCCGTTTCACTATGTCGCTAAAGAACCTTGTCCAGCTACCCATGAGCGGGCCCGTCACCGCCTCTACGGAATATAGTAGATATCCGGCCTCGGTAGCCACGGTCACAGCCGATATCAGCATATCGTGAGCGGTATATCCGAACGGCGAGTAGGTCACCGCTATCATCTGGCCCGGCTCCAGTCCGGCCTCGTACGTCTGGAACGTCAGCTTCTCCGCTTCCCGGCAGTAGTTAGCAAGCTTCGCTTTGGCCGATTCCGACACCCCGTCCGACGTTTCGTGCTGTGTCTCCGTCGCCATATCTTCCACTTGCCCGGAGCCTACACCCTCCACGGCCGCCCGGTCTGCTATCCCTGCGTAGTTTGTGGCCTTGCCAATAAGCGGGTACTGGCCGTAATACTGAACCTCGACAGCGACGGCTCCGGCCGGGGCTACTTCTGCGTATACGATAGCGTCACCCTTATTCCAGTAGTAGTCCTTGCCAGTCTCTATACCCTTGATACCCACGGTCATAGGAGCCGCGTCCTCGGTGATGGTGGGCTCCTGTGCAAGCGGGTAACCGAGTGCGAATGACTTAGTATCCCCGTCCCCGGTGAAGTTCTCCGTCTGGAGAGCGGTCAGTCCCTTGCCACCCCGGACGTATTGAGTGTTACGATACTTCGAGTTCCCGGAAGCGAGCCGCATGGTGCCTTGTATGGCCCGGTGAGTCGAGCCGTCTAAGTTCCACGGGGCCGAGTAGGTAGTCCGGTCTATGAAATAGAGGTCTAGTGCCTCGTCGATAAACCACGTGAAGCCTGAAGCCTCGGCCAAGGCATCGAGGCAATCCGACACCTTGACATAGTTGAATATTGCCTCGGATAGCGTGGCCCCGGCCTGTACCGCCCCGGTACCTATTCCCTCGGCGGTCAGATAGTCAGTTATCAGGTCAGCTACGATAAATCCAGCCGTCTTGTCCGAGTACGATTTTACGGCCAGCCTCTTATCGGCCAGATAGTGATTATCCATGCACTGTATACGGTGTAGCAAGCCCCCGGTCGGTGACATAGCTCCCACGGTCGGGGTGCTCACAAAGCCTGAGAATATCAGCGTGGCCCCGTCGTATATCTCGACAGGCTCACCCCGTAGGTACTCTGCGTTTCCTAGTTCATCGACGACTATGAAACTGGCCGTGCTACGCTCCTCGATGCGTTTCTCGACATTCGTCGAGCCTTTCTGCACCTTGACGGTCACGGCGTCTATCTTGACGGTGTAGTAATCGGCCATTAGATACTCACCCCTGTCTTAACCCGGATAATATCGACGAGCGGGGCACCGAGCTTCTCGGCCATGAGTTGCCCGTCGAAGTATATGCGTATGTCCGCTGATTGCCCCCCTCTGCTAAATAGCATATCACGTAATTTGTCCAACGGGGCTACCACTTCAGGTATACGAGGTGCTAGTTCACCGATGTGAGCTAACATAGGACTCATAGCAATCAACCCCTCTTGTGCATGAACAGCACCGCTAATCCCCCCTCCCCCACCACTATAACCGGATGGTTCAGCATTACCGCTACCCTCATGTACCGTGACCTCATGAGTCACTACGTAAATGTCATACTGTGTTTTCAGGTCTTTATAGGTGGTGTTAATATCCGCTACCTGCTTAGCCACATCTAATTTCTGTTGGTCGTAAAAAGCCTTTCGCTCTATCTCCTCAGCATCCATCAAATCAAAGATACCCGTTCCATCCTCATTACGGTACTCCTTGGCTAGTACGTCTAGCTTATCCAACCGATTCTTCTCGATATCTTTAAGTTCCTGCTCTAAGGCCAAATCGACTTCCCGTTTCCGTGTCGCAATGCTTTTCATCAGGTCGGGAACGGTTATCTCGTTATATATCTTGTCGGCAGCTTCCTTCTTCTTGTCGTATTCGGTCTTTAGTTCAACTTCTAGTGCATCCCTATCAATCTTGGCATTATCCCTTATTTGGTCGATTTCCGTCCTAAGTGATTCTTTTTCAGCGGCACGCTGTCTTAATAGTTCGTTCCGCTTAACATCGGTAGCATATTCCTCATACTTCTTGGTAGCTTCCGCCTTGGCTTCCTCAGTCTCAGCCGAGTCCACTGCCGCCTTCAACTCCATGAGCCTCTGCTGTTCATCCGCTCGTGTCTTAGCAAGGTTCTCAGCATCAGTCTGAGCGTCGATAGCGTCTATTTCCTGCTGGATAGCCTTGACCTGATTTTGTATATCCTCGTCATAGGCAAGTAGCTTTTTGGTAACCATCGTATCGTACATGAGGCGAATTTCCTCATCGTACGCATCTTTGGCAGCTTGTATCTCTTTATCGTAGCCATCCTTGGTTATCTGAACACGTTCACGAGCGGCATCGGCCTTGCTCTGCGTCTTTAGCCCTTCGACTTCCTCGAACTCTCCGTATTCATCATTTATGGCTTTGACCGCATCATCGTATTCTTTCTGGGCTAGAGTCCTACGCTCCTCTATACCATCCAAATCAGCTTTCCTGCGTTCTTCAATGGCTTTTTTATACTCTACCAGTAAGTCGTTTAATCTTTGAGTCGCATATTCTTTGTAACCTTCCTCTTGACGCAATAATGCTCCGTGTGCCCTTTCAGCGTTAGATATCCGCTCATCCAATGCGTCAGACTCAGCCTGTTGTACTTCTTTAGCCGCAGCAATCTTGAACTCGATTAACTCATCGTATCCAGCATATTCCTCACGGATGGCATCCAGTTCAGCCTCATGCTTCTCTGCTAACGCTCCCTTTTCTTCTTCAAGAACTTCAATCCGCTTACTAATACCCTCAATGAGCTTATCGAACGCCTTAGCACTTTCCTCAGCTTGACGGCGTAGCTTTTCCGGCTCCATCATCGTCTCTATCTTCTTTTTAGCGGTATCTACTAGCTTGTTCAGAGGTGGTATGATTGAGGTGAATTTCGATAGGCTATCAAGCATACTGTATACACCCTTCAGGAATATGTACTTAATGTCCTCCCAGACCTTAGCCAGCCATGCCGATACCTTGTCCCAATTCTGCCAGAGTGCGATACCGGCGGCGATTGCGAGGCTTACTCCCAGAGTAATCCCCGCCCACATGGCCACGGCGGATAGCTGTGTAGTCAGGAAGGCCGCCCTGAGTGCAGTCAGGGCCACCTTAAAGAGCGTGATACCTTGTCCCACGGCCCCGAACATAGCAATCATCTTCGGCAGAAGGCCTAGAAACAACAACAGGGCCCCCCCGCCGCCAGCGATGGCCAGAAGGACTACCGCCAAGTCGCCATGCTTGTCCACGAGCATCCCAAGGCCGTCCACGATAGGCTTCACCATGCCGAGTAGCTTGGTGAACGCCGGGAGTAGCTTCATGCCGAGGGCCGTAGCCGTCTCGGCCACTTGGTTCTTATAGGTGCGGAGCATATTCGTCGGGCTCTCCATCGTCCGGGCCTTGTCGCCCTGAGCCTTACTGGTTTGCTCCAGTATAGCGATATACCGGGCTTCCACCTTCTGTTGAGCGGTCAGTTCCTTCCCGGCTTCCGCTATGCCGTTCTGATAGGCCGCCATCTTAACCGTGTTCTCATCGACGAGTATACCCATACGCTTCAGGGGCTCCGCTTCCCCGGTCAATCCGGCCCGGAGCTTGAGAAATGCGTCTTGCTCGGTGATATTGTAGAAGCTGGCCATATCGACGGCCAGTTCCGTCACCTTCTGGCTCATGCCTTCGGCGGCAGTCTCGGCCAGCCCCATAGACTCAAGCATGACGTATATGGTAGACACGTTCTTCCGTACCTCGAACTCGTTAAGGCCGAGGGCGTCCGATAGCTCCTTGCTCCATGCACGAGTGCTCGCCGCCATGTCCCCCATAGCGACTTCAAATAGGTTCTCGCTCTCCACGGCCTCCATAGCCATCTTGGTAGCGGCCCCGCCTATAGCCAGCACGGCCCCGACGATTACGCCTCCAGCGATAGCCGCCCGCTTACCCCACTTGTTGAAGGCATCGTCAACTTTACCAGACGCCTTATTCAAGTCCTTTTCAAGGTCGGACGTGTCCACGCCGAGTTTGAGCAGGGCATCTCCTATGCTAATCGCCATGCTTCACCTCTATCATCCCGTTGGACACCTTGCTGAGTGTCTCCGCGTCGACTTTGAGACTATCATCCCCGCTCAATGCCCCGGTTTCCCTATGCTTTCTTTCTACCAGCTTCTTGACCATAAGCTCCAGTAGCTCCTCCGTCCAGTTGTTTACAATATAATCCGGTGTGACGTGCCACTCGGCCATCACGAACTCGAACGTCGCTGCTAGGTCGCCTCGCTCAGTGCCTTTGTCAGACTTCTCGATAAAGGGAAGGCGTACTTGACCACCTCCTGAAAGGCGTCTGCCAGTTCGGTATCATTGGCGGTGGCTTCGATTGCCTCCCGGTCGAGGTCGATTGCATAGCCGAAAAACAGGTCAGTTACCTCGTCGGAAAGTTCTACCATCATACCGTTCATGGCGGCAGCGAAGCTCTCCGGGTTATCAGTGGTCACGTTCACGTAGCCGGGTAGCTTTGCGAACGTCTTGACGAGCTTCTTACGCCATTCCCTTGAGTCTTTGATTACCAGTGGGCGGATAGCGTATAGCTTCCCGCCCAAGGTAACCTCTATCGGTGCCTGTACCAGCTTTTGTTCGTCGGTGCGTTCCATCATACTCTCCTTCCAGTTTTACTAGGCCGCATTATCTACCATAGTCACCGCCGCATGGCCAGTAGTCTTGAGAGCCCGGAATGCAACCGGAACGACGGTCTTATCCCCCTTCTTGTAGGCCATACCAACGGCACCTACTGCGGTACATGATGGTATCAGGATTGCTCTGATAAAGTCCGCCGGGTTAGTGGCCCGTATTTGCAGGGTTATCTTTTTATTGACACCCCCTCCAAGTTTAAGTATACCACCGGATAGGACTGAGCCCGCCATAGCCTTATCAATATTAAATAGGGAACTTTCCGCCATGTTGCAGGTCACCTCCGCAACCTCTTTCGTTATAACCCGGTCAATAGAGAAGGTTTCCTCCTCCACATCAATATCTGCCTCATCTGCGGTATAGGTGACGGTGACGCCATCGGCTGTGTAACCGACCTCCGTGAACGGGGCACTGAGCAATATGCCAGCAGTAGTCCCGCCCGGCTCAAGGGTGTAGGTGACGCCGTCTATCACTATGTCGTCGATGTAAACATAGTGCCCACCCGTCATAGGCGGTACCGTCTCCCATAATTCTATTTTGATTCTGGTTAGTGTCCACGTGGCGAGGCTAGCTACTGCCGCTTGGAGCGGTGCGGCGGCATTGAGAGCGGCTACGACACCACTAATAGCCGCCGGAGCCCAGTTAGAGAACGAGCCGTCGAGTATATTCCAGCCACCAAAAAAGCACATATCGGTACCGGCCAAGTCCTTCGCCAGCCACACTTCCGTTCCAAGTGCCATGACGTCTACCTGCACTGTGACGTCCACCCAATTATCTCCATTGTTCGGGTCGACAAAGTGTAGCTCCATTTGCTCCCAGTAGGCATTAACCGCCTGTCTGAAGTGTGACCACCCCCACACTAAGGTTTGGGTCTGAAAATCGAGTGCGGTCTGGGCGGCGGCGTTTCCAGTGGCATCTATCGCCACACTGGTGCTACCATAGTCACCGGACAGCTTGGAGAGTTTAACTGAATGAGAGCCCGTCTGGTGCTGAACGTCCGACCACTCGGCCCGGTTACCGACTGGAGCCCCTACCTCCAATATCGCCACCCCTGTCATTACGTTTCCGATTGTCTTAGCCATGATTACTTACCTCCTTGATTTAGTTTTAACTCATGAGCCCGGCGGCGTGACTCTATATCAAACTTGCCGAGCGGTGACGCCTTCGCTTTAGCCTTTGGCTTCTCAGCCAAGGGTGAAGGCGAGTCCTCCATAACCTTTAATTCCTCCAGTTCGCTCTTTTTCATGCTCTGTACCTCCTATTTTACTATGATACTCCAGAATGACAAGCAACGGTATCGACCGGGTATGTCTACATCTACGAGGTCTTGCCCTTGTACTTCTTCCTCAGCCCCCTCTATATGATAAGTGGTGGCTCCTACGACGACGGCCACATTCTGTATGCCCTGTAAAGCGTCGTATACGGCCCGGTAGATACTCCGGGCTTCGAGCGGGTCGTCGGCCCAAGCGTCTATCTGGACGCTCGGATTCGGCATATCAGGTATATACGGGGTAGCCCGTCCTCCCCTCGTAAAGAACGTCACGTTCGGCAGAGTTGCGTTCTCCGGGGCCGCAGGGCAGTATACCCTCGTGCCCACGAGAGCAGTCAAGGCTGCATTCGTTAAGAGATATGTCCTCAATATAACGTCCGTATCGGGCAAACTCATTTAAGGTGTCTCCTTACACGGGCTGCAAACTTGCTATCTGTGAAATTCCTATCTACTGCCGGTTTAATATAGGGTTGCATCCCATTTCGTGCCTTGACTACTCGTACCTCAAGATAGCCCCCGTAACCAGAGGTGCTGTATACTGCCCCTTCCACCTTATCATCATCAACTTGACGCTCATCACTACCGTCGCCACCAGATGCTACCATGCCCATACCAGATACCTCGCCAGTGAGCCGACGACGGTTATTAGTAGTCAGCCACGGAGAGAACTCAACAGCATCCTCTATCACAGCTACCACCGTATCCCTCATGGCTAGCCTCGATGCCTCCTTGACTTTATCAGTCACTTCCTTGACGTTTAAGTTTACTCGTACCTCTGCTGTCATTTTCACTTCACCACCTCCAGATACAGTTGCTTGTGGTGGTCTCCCGTGCCATCTTGGCGAAACACCACTGATAGTATATTATACGTGGTGCCTCCCATGATAGCCCGGTCTTGCTCGGTCACGTCGATATCCCCGACGAATAGCTCGTCGTATACAATCACCACGTCTTGGCCCACCTTGACTTCCCGGCCCTTCCCGGATACGTGACGGCACGGCTTGTCGGTATGCAGGGCGGCCCACGAAGGGGCCGGGAGCCCGTAGCCGTCGGCCGCTCCGGGAGTATTACGCTGTATCGTACACGTGTCTATGAGCAAGTCGTCGAAGCTCATACCGTGGCCTCCTCGTCCATTTCGCCTATTGCCGTCAGGTCGAAGTTGCCCCAATCTATCACCGGGGTAGCTCCGCCGTTCGCACGGTACCGGGCGGCAAGGGCCAGCAAGTTATCTACCTCCTTCTTGGTGTACGAGTAGTCACCGATACGCTCGGAAGTCTCGCCTCCGGTCTTGCCAGTAGCGTACGCTTCCAAGGCGGTAGCGGCGGCCAGCCATACGTCGTCGTCGTTGAGGTCGAGGAACGCCTGTATCTCTGCGTCAGTATAGGCCGCCGTCACGGTGGCCCCGATTAGCATTTTAACTTTCTCGATATCGGTCATGCTATCTCCTATATGTGGGCTGCCCCCGGCTCGGCTTCGTTTTCTTTACCGGGAGCAGCCCCTCAAGCTATGTCGGTGGAGGTCACCCCCTCCAGAATTACCACACTCCAAATAAATGTCTTTCTTGCTGGAAATGCTGAGCTATTTCAGTGGCACTCAAAACCCTGTTGTAAATCCTCAACAGGGCAAGTTGACCCACCCAGTAATCACTAGGAACTTGCATCCATCCCAAATAGGTATTCCCAGTAGTGTATATGTCTCCTGTAACGAAGTCAGTCTTATCTAAATCAAGAACTCCATTCTTGTAATCCTTGAATGTAGCTTCATTCCTAGTAACCATTAGGTGTACCCAATTACCAGTGTTTACCACTGAGCCTTCATTATAGTAGTATCGGGTGGTTGCCAATGTATTAGCAGCATAGTAGTAAGCCTTTGTAACATTTACACCCATCTGGAAGTCCCCATTTACTATTGAGGCGTTATTTGATAATATTCCTCCAGTTCCAACTGCTGTTGTTTTAATCCAAGCTTCTATACTGAAAGTAGTTCCCAAATTCAGGCTAGCGTTAGTTCCACAATCCACACGGTCACCGCCATCAAAGTTTAAGACCCAAAGCCCGCTGGGTAGTCGTACCCAGGTAGCACCTGTTATAGCGCCGTGATTGCCTTGCCCACTCCAATCTCTAGTTGGACTTACTAAAGGCGGATACATGGGCAGATAAAGAACGCTATCGGCAGGTGGCGCTGGGAATACCCTGCTCGGCTTTTCATCCAACAATAAATCTAATGAGACCATATCGCCCCCATTAAGTTAAATAGATATAAGTTACGCCCTCTGCACTGACTGAAGAGTCCAGGTAAATATCTACCAGGTCATCACAGGGTATCCAACCTGAATTCTCGGCAGCGTAAAGTATCAAGCCGTCAACAGTTGCAGGGGTCTCATCTACTGAACTGCCACCTACAGCTATACGCCCAGTGTTAGCGGGTTTAGCTTGTATCTTGACATACTTGGCTGGTGTAGAGGCAGCAGTCAAGGTCACACGAGTACCAGCAGTGGTTACGGCTCTGTTACTAGATGCTATACCAGTAATATTATGCCCAACATTACCGATAGCATTCGTGCCTGCCGCCAGCACTATGTCGGTTTCAAGTGCTGCGACGGCTGCTAGAATAGCTGCCAGTTGTGCTTGTGTTATCCCGCCAGCTTGTAATGCCGTATTTATCGCTGTGAGCAAAACCTCTAATGCCGCAAGGTCAACTGCCGATGCTTCTACCGCTGCCAGTATTTCGTCCGAATTCACGTCCTCAACACCGATGCGATAAGAACCATCAGGATTTACTACTAATCCCACATTCGGGAGTACTGACCTTAGTATTTCCGTTATTGTTAGAGCCATTAGTCCCTCCTTATACCCGGTCAGGGTAGGGGCTTGTTACCCCTACCCCGTTGCCGGTTGCATTAAGGTTATCGTGTTTAGGCGTGTATGTTGGCGTAAGTTCCCCGCCAACCTCCGGTCGTGACCAGCTTGTTGACTCCGAATATGTCCCTCACCCGGTAGAACACATTGTCGGTAGCGAAGTCACCGGATAGCGGGCTCAAAGCCCCACCACCGATGCTAACCTTGTCGCTGGCTTTCATGCAAATCTCGGGCCTCTCATGCCCCACGAGATAGTCATACTCAATAGCAGCGATATCCGCTGGTTCTGCAAACAGATACCAGCTTCCGGGATGAGTTGCATCTATCACTGGCAGATACGGGTCGATGACCAGTTCGAGGCCATACTGGGATATCACATTGGTCATCGGGTACGGCACGTCGGGAGCCGCAGCGATAGTGGTAGCACCAGCTAGCCACATCTTCACCGCTGAGGTTAGTATTTGCCGAGCGGTGAACTCAAGGCTCGGGCCGACTACCAGATATTCAGCCCGGTTCATAATCGGCTCACCGTTGGCGTCGGTGAAGGCTGCCATTCGTGCTACGCAGATTTCGAGGTTGCCGATGGTCAGGGCTAGCACGTCCTCGTTGACGGCGTTCTGGTAGATGTTCCCGGCAGCGTGGGTGCCTACATCGTTGGCATAGGCCGTAGTTACCAGTCTGTGCTCGGTGCGGGTGGCAGCGTCGGCGAACCTCTGCGGGGTATCCTGAAGGGCTCCGAGGTCGTCGTTAATCATCGCCTCCCACGAGATATCGAACTGGCGGCCGTATTTCTTGACGTACACGGCGTCCCTCAGTTCGCCCCGCTCGCTGGCGAGGTATTCACCTTTCTCACCGACTTCGGCGAGATACTGGTCACCCCCGGTGATAGCGAAGCGGTAGCCGCCCGGCTGCGGGTATATCCGTCTCACGGTGCCCCGGCGTGTAAACGCCTTCCAGACGGGCGTCACTGCCTTATACCGGGCCAGTACCTGTCTGTCCAGCACATCACCGAACAGATACGGGAAGTCTGAGGTCGTGAGAGCCTCCCTCAGCATGAACTCCCACCTGTGAGTGGGCCAACCTTGAGCGTTGGCAAGCAGGTCTATAGTTTCCTTCAGCCGGGCCTCGTAGCCTTCCGGCTTCTTTACCTCTGAAAGGGATACGTACCCCTTCCAGTCTTCCATTAACTTCATCAGTTCTGGCATTTTAGCCTCCTTAATTTATTCGATTTGTGGTGTTTGATTCAATATACGGTCTATCAGTCCTACGTCAGCCCTGCATTGTGCCTTGTAAGTCTCGGCAGCCACCTTGACACGCTGGTATTCTTCTTCCTCTAGCGATACCTCGTCTCCAGCCTGTTCTATCTTGATGGCCAAGATGTTCTGCCGTATCAATGCCGCCCCTTGTAGTCTCAGGTCAGGCAAAAACAAGATATTCAATACTGAGTCCTTCACGTTATATGGCAAGGTAAATTCCTCTACCCCACCCGTTACAGGGTTTCTAACTTTCTCGGTGAACTGGTAGTTCCGTAAATCTAGCTTTCTCATATTCTCCTCCTTATCAATTAGCCCTTACGCTGCCGCGTCGTAAACCCTTATCCACACTGGGTCTGCTGCTGCTCCGACGATAGAAGCAAACGGTATTGACCCTAGACAGGTGCTCGTCTCCAAGCCATTCGCAACGTAGCCAAGGGACGTGGGGTTAGCAGCCGCAAACATGGCTGTTATTGCACCTCCGGCGGCAGCGATATTGATACGCCATAAGTGCAGGGATGCTGGATTGCTCGCAAGTATGGCTTGTACCTGCTGCATTACCATACGGCTCAGGGTCAGCGTAGCCCCTGCATCGTATATGCCGACCTCATGACCCACTAACAGCGAGGCTATTGATGTAAATCCAGCCGCGAGTTCCATCCATGTGCCAAAACCATAGATTCCGCCAGTCTGTGTCCCTGTTACTTGCTGGTCAAAATACTCCAGTCCAGTCGACTGGCCCCCAGCAAATATTGAGGTATGATGCTTGCCATAGGTATAGGCCCCGCTGGTCACCGTGCGGTATGTCCGCTTGGCGTTATCCTGTGACGGGTTCCAGTGTGCCTTGACTGCGATGGCTGCTGTCGCTCCCGACGTGACTATCCCTAAGGCATAACCAAAGGGCACTTGAGTTACTTGATTAGAGATTTTACTCAGCACGGCATTCGTGGTGTTGATATAAATGAGGTCACCCCCGGCCACGGCTATGTCACCATCGTCGTTTGCCGCTACCACGTCGAGATTCCAGATACCCTCCGTGTCGATAGCTATACGGTCGGTCGCGGCCGCTGCACTCTTAAAAGCGACGCCCACGATGCACGGCTTGCCCGTAGCTGATACTATGGGGTCACCTACATCGACAAAAACGTCCGCGTGAGTAGGGTGAACAAGGTCACTCTCCAATAGAGTGATATGACGCCCTTCGTAAGTTGAGGATATTTCCTCACCGGGGTCGAGAGCGTCTGCAACTGGGTATGCTCCATACGCTGGCATGATTATTACCTCCTAACTAATATTATATTTTCTGTCAGCTTCTCATATCGGCTGCCTTCGCGGCTTTAAGTTCTTCCATTTCCTTCTCGTAAGCCTCGATTTCCTCAGCCGTAGGTTGTTTTTTCTCTTGCTCTTTTGGCATTGTGTTTACCTCCCAATTATTTCATTATACCCACGGTGGGGCGGTATCTATATAGTACCACCACGGCCACATCCAATGAACCTTGACGGCAATTACCTGAGTGATAGGGTCGCCTTGTCCGGGGTCAGCGATAGGCTCCAGTGCATAACCGAATACAGCGAACGATGTGCTCCATTCATCATAGACGACTCCCGAAGTGTCTATATAGAGCACTTGGCCTACCGTAATATCACCAAAGCTATTTATCCCGGTATTGGTAACAGATAATCTCCAGACACCCTCGGTTTCCACTGGTATAGCATCCGTGGCCGCCTGAGCTGATTTCAGGGCTACACCTACCCCGTCCCAGAAGGCCACAGGGTCACCCTTATCTACCAGTCCATCCGCATGAGTAGGGTGTATCAGTTCGCTTTCCTCGATGTAGACGTGCCGCCCCTCAAAGGTAGATGATACTTGGCGTCCCGCTACAGCCTCGAATGGATTTGTGTACGGATTAGCCATGTTCCACCCCCTTGAGAGCCTTAGCCTTCTTGAGTTCAGCCCTACGCTTCTCAAGGGCCGCCGCTATCGCTTCAGGCTCCTCCGGTACTTCGGTTGGGTCACATTTGAGAGCCCATGCTATACGCTTTTTCATCCTCAGTTCCATGATTTACCTACCTTCGGCGGCGATTGCGGCTTCCTCGTCGCTCAAACCAAGTAGCTTGAAGCTCTCGGTCAGGGATTCCTTGCCCGCCTTCTTATCCTCCACCTGCGGGCCGAGGTTCTTCACCTTGTGCCCTTCAGTGATGGTGGCGATGTACTCGCCTTCCGCCTTGATGGCTTCGGCGATACCCTCGTCAGTCTGGGCTTCGGCAAACCGGGCCCGGATACGTACACGGGCGGCTTCAGGCAGTTCGCTTGCGTTTAGGGCCTCGTCTAACTTGGCCTTCGTCTCCGCTACCGCCTTGGCTTTGTCCGCTTCGGTAACCTTGGTCTTGAGTTCGTCGTTCTCCGTCTTGAGGGCAGTGTTCGCTTCCTCCAGTTCCGTCACCTTGGTTTCGAGTCCCATGTTTTTCTTTACCTCCTTTTGTATTTCGGGCTTCAGTGAGTTCTCCACCTCTTGAATGAGGTCGGGTCGGTGCTCACGCAGAGCCTCAATCCCTATAAGCTCCACGTCCAGAACATTACTCTCGTAAAGCGACACGCCGCCGCCCGCTCCGGGCTCGGTCACGAAGTCCACCGAGCGGGCCCGGACTATGTGCTCTATGATGTTGGTCTTGTGCCCGTCGACTTCTCCGATTGTCCCGGTACCGATAGCGTTGATACTCACGCCCATTTCAGCCAGTAGCCCTTTCTCGGCGATGGTATCCATCTTCTCCTTGAACCACGGCTCTACCACCGTGGCCCGGCCGAGTAACGTGTTATCCGGTACTTCGAGGCTGGCCGCTTCCGCCGCCGTAGCCGGGTGTACGTTCTTCAGGTTCGCTACCCAATCTCTCACGGAGCGTTCGGGCTTCTCTCGCTCCTCGGTCGGCGTCGGGTGGTCGGCGTACATCTTAACATTCTCGAATACCCGGTAGTCCTTCTTGAGCATGGTCTCCGGGTAGTAACGCTCCTTACTCATGTTAAAACCGGGCTTGATAACGACGATATCTGCCTCACCCTTGGCGTTGAACTTTGCCTCTCTGAGGTCGAGCGTCTCCAGTATTAGTGTCCGGGCCATATCCTTCACCCCCTTGTTCGTTTCTAAAATCCATCTTGGCATATCCGCCTCGGGCACGTCAAGAGCCCGGTATCCCTCTCGTATCTTCCGCCGCACAGCCGGGAGCACTTCGGCGGGTATTTCTGCCCGTTGGCCCCGGTATCCGCCGGGTGACAGGGCGGCGGCGGCCCGGCCGAGTAAGTCCTTGGAATACTGCCCGCCTTCTTTGAGGCGTAAGCTCCATGTGCTCGGTTTGTCCGGGTCTGGTGCGTAAGCGTAAGCGGACGCCGGGTAGGCGGCTCCTTCCTCCATCTTGACGACTTCGAGGGTGAGCACGGCAATTAGTTCCTTCTCCACATTGGCGAGAGCCTCGGTGGCCTTGCCCTCGTCCGGTGCCTCGCTGGACAATAGCTCGTTGCATAGCTCTATGACTTTACGTATCCGGGCGGAGTCCATAGCGGCGTTACGGCGGCCCGCTTCCTGTATAAAGTCGGCGTACTTGAGGCGTAAAGCCTCGACGGCTCCAGCGGCCTTAGCTGCCCAGTTCCCTGCGTCGTCTTGCTGGTACTTTCTCTTGACGGCGGCCCACGCCGTAGCGTTCGTCTTTTCCTCGTCGCCGTCGTACTGCTTATAAGCGGAGTTGTAGGCGGCTATAAAGATATCCTGTGCCGCACTCGGTAGCCCCTTAATGGCGTCAGGCGGAGCGGATTTAGTGTAAGGCATAATTACACCCCCTGTATAGATTAAGACGCTTCTGTATGTTTGACTTATCAACCTTCAGTATTTTCGCTATTTTGTTCGGAGACTTCCCTTTATCATATAGCCTCAACAATAGGAGCAAAGGGAGTACGTGCCACCTTCCGTGTTCTTCATTACGCCGTGGCTTTAAAATGCCCATTCTCCATAATTCCCGGAACACGTCACCATGTTTTTCCTTCGACTGCTCTGATACAGGATGCCTTTGAACATGTTCTGCCTTAGTGAGTAATTCCAAATTCTCCAATCGGTTATCATCCTTAATTCCGTTGATATGATGTATCTCGTAGCCAATCGGGATTTCTCCGTAAGCTCTCTCCCAGATATAACGATGCTCATATTGTTTCCTATGTTCAGCATCGTTCATTTGGACATAACCACTGGTAAGCTGTGTCGGCATATTCATTTCCCTCCATTTTTGTTGTCGTCGAGGTTCTACTTCTTATTTACTTTACTTTACTTTACTTTACTTTACTTTGTGGTGTTTCCGTCACGGAAACCCTAGTTTCCGGTGTCGATAACCCCGTTTCCGGTGTCGATAACCCCGTTTCCGCTCCGGAAACTATTTTTCATCTTCATCCACATCGTCCTCTATCCCGTTCGATATTATCATAATTGGCTCGCACTCCCCGGCCATCTGTTTGGTTTCGTCGATAGGTGTAGACGACAACTCTATATCGCCCTTACTCCAATTATAGCGGGCTTCGTTACTCATTTTATTACCTCCGCCGTCAGGTATCTCTTGCCACCTCTATTGACATCAGATGTAATCTTGAAATTGGTATTGCGTCCAAGTACCAACTCACACTCA